GCATTCGGATCCGCACTGGTCGCCGTCGCCCGCCATTCGCCGCGCGCCAGCATCTCGGTTTTGTGGTGCTCAGCAATGGGCCGCTCGCAGCCCGCGCAATGGTAAGCGGCCGTCTCAGGCCGCCCCTTCGACCAGCGCAGCCGCTCGAATTGCAGCCATTGCCTATGGCCGCAATGCGGGCAGGGCACGAAGAAGCGCCGCTGATCACTGGCCTCGAACTCGCGCTCGATGCGCGAGAGCCCCCGGATCGTGGGCGTCGAGACCATGAACACCTTCCGCCTGTGCGCAAAGGTGGTGGTCCGCGCTTCGGCCAGCGTGACCGGGTCGCCTTCCTCGTCGGCTGAGGCCGGATAGGCGTCGACCTCGTCCAGAAACACATAGCGCGCTGGCATCGAGCGCAGGCCGGTTGCGCTGTTTGCCCCGGTCAGCACAAGAATGCCGCCCGGAAATTCCTTGGACAGCATCGAATTCCCGGCATCGCGCGACCGGGCCGGGCTCACGCGCTCCTTCAGCCCAGGGCTTTCCTCGATCAGCGGATCGATCCGACCGCGCGATGTGCGCTTGGCCATCTCGACCGTGGGCAGCACGGCCAGCATCGGCCCCGGGGCATGGTGGATCACGAACCCGATCCAATTGTTGCCCGCCTCCGTGGCCCCAACCTGCGCGGCCTTCATGAACGAAATCCGCTGTGCCGGATGCTTTGGCGACAGCGCATCCATGATCTCGCGTAAGTATGGCGCGCGGGCCGTGCGATACCGCCCCGGTTCTGCCGCGCCGCGCGAGCTGAGCCAGCGATGCGCATCCGCCCATTCCGACACGGTAAGATCGGCATCCGGGCGCATGCCCCGGCGCCAGACGCGCAGGATATCCTCGGCCCCGTCAAACCCGAGGTCGAGGTCTTCCGTCAGGTCGTGTTCCTGTTCTCCTTCATGCAAGCGAGACCCGGAGGTCTGCGAGGGCGTCGAGCTGCTCTCGGACATGGGTTTCCAGCACCCTCTGCAGGATCGCAGTCTCGATCGTCACGGGCATTCCCGATGCCTTCTCCATCTCTGCGGATAATTGCGCGGCCATAAGGGCTGCCACGCGGGTGGGCCAGGTGACCCATGTGTCGCGTTCCTGCCGCGCAAGGCGAAACACCAGCGTCTCGGCGCGCGCGCGGTCGATCAGCACGCCTTTCTTCTTCTGGATGGCCAGCTGGCGCTCCTGCGCCTGGTAGACCGTCAGCGCTGTGCGCGCCTTCAGATAGGACGTGCTGTCGCCGGGACCGGATACGGCACCGCCGCCAATCCCAGGACCATCTCCCCCAGCGCCGACGCCGCCTCGCGACCGCATCTGCTGGTCCGGATCCGTCATCGCGCCCCGCCGCGCATCCGAGGCGGCCGCGTTGATCGACCCATCGGCAAAGAGCACCAGTCGGCCGTTCTTGCGCGCCTTCTGCACCGCCCCGCGCGAGAGGCCCGCGTACTCGGCATAGGCGCGTTCAGACATACCTTCCATGGCGCTGTTGTGGCCCTCAATATATTGAAACTAAACGGAAATGCGCTGCTTATTCAGTTGATTACACTTCCGGATAGAGCGATTCATGGTGGCACAAAACGGGTGCATCGCACCCCTTGCACAAGGATCGGAGAGAGCCATGCGCGCACAGGAGAAGATGGGGCACAGCTCGATGAGCGAAGGCTGGCGGGATCACACCAGCCCCGCGCAAGAGCGAGTGAACTGGGTGATGGACGAAGTGATGTCGGGGCGGATGAGCCAGGCCGACGGGATGGTCGAGATGGAGAAGGCCTACGAGATGATGCGCGAGGAAGCCCGCGCGCGCACCACCCACCCCGAACACCGCTGGGAGGACTGACCATGGCACGCACCCGCAAGCCCGCCGACCCCAACGCCGCCCGTGACGCACAGCTGCTGCAGATCGCCGAACGGCACCTTTTCCTTGAGACCCTCGAGACCCGGAACTGGGACCGGCTCGATTTCCACGAACACGCCGTCTGGGCGGTGCGCTCGGCACTCGAGGCCGCTTTCGAGGCCGGACGCCGCGCCGCTGAAACCACCGCACCCCAATCCTGAAAGGACCATATCATGGCCATTGCCATCCCTTCCGACACGACCCGCATTTTCATCGACCGCCCGCGCTTCGTTCAGGCCATGAGCCCTGCCACGCTGCAGGGCCACCTCAACGACCGGAGCCTGAACGCGGAGGTCTTCGAGATGGCCGGGCGGATCGGGATCGACTGCCTGACCATTGAACTGGCCGATGTCGTGCCGGTCCTGCAGCAGCATGGGCTCATCTGAGCCGCACTGGAAAGGAGAACGCCGATGAGTACCCGCGCACAGATCGCCATCCAGATCGGGCCCGAACAATGGGTCCACACATACGTCCAGTTCGACGGTTACCCGTCGCACATGCTGCCTGCGCTGGCCCAATGGACGCCCGAGGACATCCTCGCGGCCAAGGAAATCCGGCAGGTGCGGGCAGATGCGCTCGACTGCTTCGACCCGCCCCGCGAACCCCCGATCCTGCCGCGCCCGACCTGCCAGTTCTGCCACCTCTATGTCTGGCAGGACGATGCTTGGGTCGATGCGACGGATCAGTCGGAGTGATCAGATAGCAAGGTTATTGCTCTGATTATGCTACGATAATCGGTGCACCAGAGCGATGGTCATCGCACCAAAACGATGCAACTCACCAGAGAGAGCCACTGCCATGACCAACGCCACCGCCACCCTGATCGCCGACTTCCGCGCCGCCGCTGACGAGATCGAAGCGCGCCTCGCGCCCAGCGCCTGCGCCACGATCGCCTCGCACAACTGGATCGTCATCGACGACTTCGGACCCCTTACCTTCACGCTGGCGCCCGAGGGCGGCAAACATCGCGCCACCTGCACGGGCCATGGCCGCGCGCACAAGGTCAACCGCTTCACGAAAGCGGATGCCGAGCATCTCGCCCGCGCTTGCAACGCGCGCGCCGCCTTCTGGGCAGACGCCGCGCGCAAGGAGGCTGCCACGCTCCGCCGCCACATCGCCACGCTCGAGGCCTTCAGCGCCGCCTGATCGCACACAGGCGGGGCCCAGCGCCCCGCCACCTTCCATGACAAGGATCCCCACCATGATCACGCACCCCTGTCTTCCCAGCCGCAACGAGGATTACGGCTTCTTCCGCACTCTGACTGTCTGCCCCTTGCGCGACCGCCGCAGCACGGAAGTCTGGATGCTGGCCTCGCGCATGATCGCTGAAGCCATCCACGCCAACAGCGAGGACGAGATGATCGGCATCCGCGACTTTCTGGACAGCCGCATCGGTCGTCATTTCGCCGACGATGTCGTTGGCAACATGACCGGCTGCAACATCGGGCCCGAGCCTGCCATCGCCTCCGCGATCCGGCGCTGGCAGGACTGGCGCATCGACCGGGCCACAGAACGCTCCGAGGGTATCCCGGCAGGGCTGCCTTACCTGACGGGTTGGGTCCAGCACTTCGCCGTCGCGGCCGCGATGGCCGAGAGCGACTGATCCAATCTCTGACATCCCACCATGACAGGAGGCGACAATGCCCAAACTTACCGACACCCAATTGATCATCCTTAGCCGTGCGGCTACCCGTCCCGGCAATCTGGCGATGCCGCTGCCCGAGGGGCTTGCTGGCGCTGCTGCCAAGATGGCGGTCAATCGCATGATCACCAATGGCTGGCTCGAAGAGGTCGATGCCAATCTGGGGCGCGGCGAGCCCCTCTGGCGCGATACCGGTGATGGTCATGGCACCACGCTGATCGCAACCGAAGCAGGCCTTGCCGCGATCGGCATAGAGCCTGTCGTTGCGAACACCGTGACAAATCTACGCAAGGCGCAACTGAAACTGGCCTCGAAGCCGGAAGATGCACCTGCAACAACGCTCGATCCCGAGGCGCGTAAGCCCATTGCCATTCGCGCGGGGACCAAGCAGGCCGAGATCATCGCGCTCATTCAGCGTCCCGAGGGTGCCTCCATCGCCGAAATCGTCGAAGCGACGGGCTGGTTGTCGCATTCAGCCCGTGGCCTGATCTCGGGCGGGCTCAAGAAAAAGCTGAACCTGCCGATCACCGCGGAAAAGGTCGCGGGCAGAGGAACCGTCTACAAACTCGAGGCTGCCTGATACCACGCCCTCACCGCAGCCGCTCAAACAGCCTGCGCAGCGCGTAGCTGCGCAGGAACGATATGCCGACGAAAACTCCGCCTAGCGCCAGGTTCTCACCAAGGCTCGGGTGTAAGCCAAACCATGGAAACACCGCGATCTGTGTCGCCACAGCCAGTGCATAGCCAACTATGACGTTTGCAATGGCTTCGGCAAACGACATCCGCCGCGGCTGCGTCATGCGGCCAACCTCAGCGATTTCAGCGCTGCAAAGGTCTCGCCGGTTTCCGACAGCACGGCCTCCTCGCCGGTGAAGGCCTGCCAGCGCTCGATGGCGACATCAACATAGGCAGGGTTCAGTTCCACGCCGTAGCAGATCCGCCCGGTCGTCTCGGCCGCGATAAGCGTCGTGCCTGATCCCATGAACGGCTCATAGACCGGCTGGCCAGGGCTGGAATTGTTCAGCATCGGTCGGCGCATGCATTCTACCGGCTTTTGCGTGCCGTGCACGGTGGTCGCGTCCTGATCCTTGTTCGCAATCTGCCAGAGCGTGGTCTGCTTGCGATCGCCCGCCCAGTGGCCTTTACCCTTGGTGCGTACCGCATACCAGCAGGGCTCATGCTGCCAGTGATAATCCCCGCGGCTTAGCACCAGTCGGTCCTTGGCCCAGATTATCTGCGACCGGATCGCGAAGCCCGCTGCCGAAAGACTGTCGGCTACCGTCGCCGCGTGGAGTGCGCCGTGCCAAATATAGGCTACATCGCCCGGGAACAGCGTCCATGCCTCGCGCCAATCGGCGCGGTCGTCATTCAGCACCTTGCCGGTGCGCTTGGTCTTGGCGGCACCCGCCTGGTTCCGCCAACTGGGATCATACTCCACGCCGTAGGGCGGGTCGGTGACCATCAGGAGCGGCTTTACGCCGTCGAGAAGCCGCCTGACGACGTCGGCACTGGTGCTGTCACCGCAGATCAACCGATGGGATCCAAGTTGCCAAAGGTCACCCGTCACCGAGACCGGCGTAACCGGGGGCTCGGGGATGTCGTCTTCGCCTTCAATCGAGCTGCCATCAGCGTCATCGCCGCCCTGTGCTACCCTGAGCAACCCCTCGAGGAACGCGTCGGAGAACCCTAGAAGGTCCATATCAAAGCCCAGCGCCTGCAGGTCGATCACCTCCAAGCCTAGGTTGAGCTCATCCCATTCCGCCATATCCGCGACGCTGTTGTCCGACAGCCGAAGGGCGCGGCGATGATCTTCATCGAGATGCGAGAGGCGCAGGACGGGGATCTTGCTCAGACCCAACTGCGTCGCGGCCATGATGCGGCCGTGCCCAGCGATCAATTCCCCATCGTCTGAGATCAGACAAGGCATGGTCCAGCCGAACTTGATCATGTTGGCCGCTAGGACGGCGATCTGATTGTCGCTATGCAGACGCGCGTTGCGGGCATAGGGCCGCAGGCGTTCGATCGGCCAGAGTTCGATCTGGCTCGGTATGAATGGAAGATCCATGGGGCAGGGCTCGGATGGGCTTGCGCGCAGGGGGCCGACGCCACCCTTGGGCGCCATGACTTTCAATACGCGATGTCAGGAAAACGAAAGCGCCCGCGAGGGGTATCCTCCGGGCGCAATTCTTCGATAGTTCTTTGCTACGTCAAGGGGGGCAGCTTTGTCAAACCATTTTTTAACATTGAATCAAAGACTTCCGGCAAGGGTGGTGCGGATCGCCTTCAGAGGAGGCTTCAGCGGTCACTGGATTCCGCCGGGTGGATTCCTTGGATTCCAGAAAGAATCCAACTCGGCCATCGGCGCGGTCGCGTAAGCTACTGATATTGAGTCAAAATTTCTGGCGCGGCCGAAGGACTGGATTCCAGGTGGATTCCCCGGTGAAAAGGCCAGCCGCTAGAAAACTTGCGCGCTGCGCCCCCCCGTATACGACTAGGGCTAGGGAGGAACCATGGCCGGGGGGGGGACGACGCGGTCGACCGTTACTGTGTTGATCCTTCTAGACAAGCTTGGCTCATCCTCGTCAGGGGGCGCGCTCTCAGCAAGTCTAGTGGGGTTACGTCTCCTGCGTTTTCTTGTTACTCCACGGCCACGTCCAACGCCTTGGGTCAGCTACCACAATTATTTGACCCGTTTGCTTAATGATGGTCTCAATTGGCCTCGTGAGCGAAAAGCTCAACTCGTCATTGAAGGCCACGTTCATCCAAGAAATAGCCATCTCCTCGCGCTCGTCAATCCTGCCATCAACAGTGATTAGCTCCTTGAGAAACGACGAAATGTCACCAATCACCTTCTCGGTCCGGCAGTCACGATTCTCACGGACGAAGGCTGCAAGGGCCGCTGCGGTTGTGTCGATTCTGAATTCATCCAACTCTCGCCCTACGAAAGCGAGGCCTCTATCGACGAACTGCTCAGAGTAACCCCAATCTTTCACCAGATACCGCTTAATCTCTGCAAGTTCCCGGTCGTCGATTATGCTATCAACATTAGCGATCTTGAGAGCAAGAGGGGCGATAAGATCGAACAGCCCAACAGCAAGCAGGTCTATCGGTGTGTTGATGAATTTGGGGATTACATACACTTTGTCGTCATTCGACTTAAGGTAACGTGTGATACCAAACCAAGCGCCACCAGAGACGAGGCTAGCGGCAACGACCCACCCAATAGGGGTGGCAACAGTGGCGGTTCCAATCCCGATTGCTGACAGAATGCTAGGCGCAGCAAAGAACTTCTGTGCAATCATCGCGGAACTGGCGATCTGCGCGCCTGTGGCGGCAACACCCGCAACGTCCCATGCCTCAAAGATCGCCTTTTTGAAGAGAACCGAGTTGTAAGCGTCCTCACCGATTCCGAGTTTCGCTTTGAACCGCAACTCATCGTGAACGACATCGGTCACACCGTCAAACCAACCAGATTTCATTTTAGCACTCTCAAGGTTTCAAGCCGTTGAACGAAGCAACCGAGGCGGCAACCCGGTTAGCCAGAGCCTTATTCGAGAAGTCTTGCAAACCGCCCAGAGCAAAGCCAAGCGCCAATGCGAGGGGGGCAACCAAGGGGCCAAACACAAAGCCGATGATAGGAACAGCGCTGACGAGATGCCCAAGGATAGCCCCGAAAATCGCCCCGGTTGTCGCTGAGGGAAATTCGGCTAACAGGCCGATAATGATGTCGAGGATTTTCCGACCAATTCTAACAACAAACGAGCCAACCTTGATCGTGGTCTTTACAATTGTGAAAAGCAACGACTTCATATCCGCTGAAATCGTCAGTCCATCTAACCGCTTTTTCAGGGCTTCTTCTGACAGGTCAAAATGCAGCAAGTCCTTGATGTCGTCTTCCGTCGTCGCCGAGCACGCCATCGTCATGCTTTTACCCGAATCAGGATTAACACCTTGCATTTTCATGTTCACCTCAGTGCTGCTCACTTTGCCACTTTAGCACTAAATCGGTCAAAGCCACACCTTCGCGTTGCGCGGTTATCGCCAATTCAGTGCCGCCCTGCCTGAGGCACGCTGCCGCAGCTTTGGCTTCAGCCTTTTCGCTTTTTGATCTTATGGTTTCGAGTTGCTTTATGCGCTCCCGACTGAACCACCCCGGGCTTGCCGCCCGATCCTCTGGGTTTCAGCCGCTCGCGGCGCCGCAGGGACCCCTCGAGCAAAATGTTGTTCTAGCCGCTAGGATTGGGCGACTTTTGGCTGCAAATTATAGCTCACTTAGGTAATGTCCCTAAAACGACGGATGTCCTGTTTTCTACGTGAGGGTCAAGGCGTGCATACATTCAAGTTGTCGATCGTTCTGATTCTCATGGCTGGCTTCGCATCTGCTCAAGACTGCTCAAAACTGAACACTGACAGTTTTCTAGAGGAGATGCCTTGGGATGAGGTCCTGGATTGTGCCGAGAAGGATCCGGTCGCATTTCAGAAAAAAGACCAGCAAGGCCACAACCTGCTGATGACCGCGGTTGGCGCGTCCATCCATCCTTTCGAACTGGATGACCTGATTTCTGCAGTGCCTGAGGACAAACTGGACGACATCATGTCGGCGAAAGACATTCGTGGCAGGGGCCTTGGGCATATTGCCGCTGCGGAAGCTCGCGATTCTGGCATGTTTGCTATCTTGTCCCGCTATGGCGTCAGCCTTATCGACGAAATCGGCGCGGAATACGGTTCAGATTTCGCTGGGTGGACGCCTCTTCATTTTGCAGTGCAGCGCGAAGACTCGGAACTCGCCGTGGCGGCATTGCTCGCGATGGGAGCCGTCAATCAAGCGGGTTTTGCCCGGATAACGCCCTTCGAGCTCGCCATGAAGAAGAAGACCATCGGAAGCGAAGCACTGATGCTGGCAGAGGGGAACTGGCCAACCGTCTATAGACAAAAATTCGCCCATGTTTGGCATACTAAAGATGCTGACAGACAAAAGCTCGCTAAGGCTTATCCCCTTGGCTCCGGTCACCCAAGATGTAGCAGGCGGGGGTTGCAGCGCACCAGGCGTTCGCGTAATGTTCCGCCATGCCCGCACGCTGGACATCAGATCGCCCCATGTCGC